ATTTTTTAATAGCTGCATTTGCAAAAGTATTGCCGGACACCTTGTTCGGCTTTTTGCATTATTAGTGGCAATACCTTCGCAAATCCAGTGTTGTAGTCAACCAATAGGACAGAGTACGTTTTTTAATTATGTTTTTGGACAGAAAACAAATAAAATATGAGTAAATCAATATTAGAGGAATTAAAAGAAATGTGTTCTAAAATAGTCGGACATTGGTATTGTGAGCAAATAGACCAACACTTTATTTTTGACTTTAACGATAAGTTGTTAAAAATGGCTCCCGTTACTGTTATTAATAAAGAAACATTTAAAACAGAATATGGGGTAGCTTTTGATGTAAGCGAAGGCCCATTAGATATGACTACGAGATTCTATTTCGATATTGGTAAATATGATAAGCGGTATTATAAAATTGATAGTATCACAAAAAATATGTTAGTTATTAGAGAGTTTTTTATGATACCAAACACTAAGCCATTAAGCCCACTTATATACGTTAGACAGACAGACCTAAATGCTGCTGACGAAATTTTAAAAGGGATAAGTTCCATTTAGTTCCAGCTTTTTTTATTTTTTCAATATCTCCTGATTTTATAGCCAATTGGAGTTCATTGTATTCTTTGTATGTTGCCTTTTTCATCTTTTTTTGTAGTGGCACTATAACAAATAAACGATACAATGGTATAGATATTTTTTTTAACCAAAAATTATACATTATGCAACAAATTAAAGAGTACAAAATTGTAGTTGGCGTTGAGGGTGGTAGTAAATTTTCCGATGAAGTAACCCAATTAATTTCAGAAGGATGGCAACCTATTGGCGGTGTAAGTGCTTTTTTAGGACACGGAGAAAAAACCACCAACCCTGAAATGTTATCAAGAGGGTATGACTTACAAAGCAAGATTTGGACTTTCCAAGCCATGGTTAAGTAACGACTTGTGATAGACATTCCCAGTTTTATAAAATATCTCTAACGGTGTTCCGTTACTTTGGCTGCCTACAACATGGTGTTTTGTGTCATTGCTGCTGGACGTTGTTACTTCGGCTTTTTGTTCGCTATCAACTTCTGCTCCAGCAGACGAATTACTATCAGCTTTTTGCATAACTTGTAAAACAAAAAGTTTTTCAGCATTGGGTACGGGCTGAAAGTTTTTCAAATTCAGCAACGAACACAAAGCCCTTTTCGTTAAATCAAAAGTAAAACAAATAAATTAATTCTGCAAGTATTTTAAAGAATATTTTATTAACTTTATTCCTTGTAGTTTTTTTTCATAAGGATTTGATAAGGTAAGCCCGTTACTATTCTTAGTAGTGGGCTTTTTAAATTGGGATATACTTTCTTGTGTAGGTATCAAAATTATAGCTACAATAACCCAATTTACCTAACCAACTCCATTTTACTTTTTGAACATATACATCTACTTGATTAGTTTCAAAGTCCCTATAAATACTCATTCCGTTATGCGTTCTATTGAAAAAATGAGCAGAGCCACTAATGCTGTAAAGGTTAGGTATTTCGTATTTTTTTGTCTGTACATCTTTTCTAAGTTTTGTTGGGTGGGCAATTAAAAACCCATGCACTTTGTACTTGTCTAAAAAAGCAATTAATTTATTCAACCTTTGTAAAATTATACTGGTGTTATCTTCCCCTTCTGATTTTGGTTCTATACAATTCCACGGGTCAAATAAAAAGCCTTTTATACCATACCGTAAAACAAACTCCTCTGCTTTTGCAATAAGCCCCTCAATAGAAATATCTACAAGACTTAAATTCATAAAATGAAAGTACTTATCTACAAAGCCAATAGCATCTTCAAATTCATCTTTACTCATTCTTTGGTCTATATTCTTTCTAAATCCAAATGATTTATCTGTATATTTTTCAGCCAGCTTTGTTACATGAAAAGGTGGGTCACACTCAAAGCTACATATACCCCAATCCCAACCATGTTTTTTTGATATAGAAGCCATTAACCAATCAACAAATTCACTTTTACCACTCCCCGGTATTCCTGTAATAATAGTCAATTGCCCCGGATAAAAAGTAAGTAATTCATCAAACGATGCTGACACACCTGATGCTGCACCTAATGGGTATCCCTTATCATAAAAATCAACAACCGTTTCATACATATCATCCATTGTAATCTCTCCCTCTAATGGGTACATTTTAGCCTGCTCAATCATACTTGCTAAAGCAGCCTTACCGTGTTTAACTAAAACTTCATTAGCGTCTTTACAGCCATTAAAATACGTTACAACCCAACATTTTGAATACCCTAACCTTCTTGCCAATTCATCCCTTAATTTCATTCCTGCCACATCATTATCAACCATTAACACAATCTTTGTTTTTGCTGTAAAATATTTGTAGCAATTATCTAAATACTCTAATTTTTGAGTACCTGAAACAGCAGCCCCGTTGGGAACAGACACAACATTATAAACTCCAATTTCATACAATGACATAGCGTCTATTTCACCTTCTGTAATGTAAACAGTATCTTCATCTTTTATGGCATCAAGATTATAAAATATCAATTCCGCATCTTTAACTAATTTGAAATCCTTATTTTTTGCCCTGTACTTTATGTTTACTAATTGCTCATTTTTAAAGTAGTTAAAGCAAATAGTCTTAACAGATGCTTGTGCTTTTGGCATCCATTCCATACATTCCGTAATCCCAAATCGCAACAAGGTATTATTTGATATTCCCCTATGCTTTTCAAACCAATCAATAGTTTCAGGGCTTAATTTTTCTAAACGTGGTATTGGTTTAGTTACTTGTTTTCTATTCCCCACTTCCTCAATAGTAATATTATTTTTAGCTGCAATCCATTTTAACGCATCAATAAAATCCATTTTTTCATGTTCCATAAGAAAAGTAATTCCGTCACCTGACTTACCACAACCAAAACATTTATAAATATTTTTACTTGGTGATACCGAAAACGAAGGAGATTTTTCAGTATGGTATGGGCAACAGGCAATAAAATCAGCCCCTTTCTTTTTTAGAGAAATAAATGAACTTACCACATCATAGGTAACTACACTTGCTTTTATTTCGTTTATACTGTTTTCTGAAATCATACAAAAGCGTTAGGGCTTAACCTTTTTTTACCATCGTTATCAATAATAATCTGTTTAGCTGTAAACCTCTTATCCTTAACCCAATTTATGAAGTGGCTATAAACCGCATCTTCATCTGAATAATATTTTTTACCTGTTAATGACTGCTCTTTAAAAACTTCCCATAACCCCGTAACATCTTCATTAGACACATCAACTTGCTTTGTTATTTTTAGAAGCTGTATAGCAGACCCTACTTTAACTTCTGGTAAACCATTAAAATCAGCAACTATCGGCATTGTATTAAAATTTCCTTTCCTTTCCTTTCCTTTCCTTTGCATTGGGTTGGCTATAGGGGGGCTATCGCTACCCCATCTTTTTTTAGCCCCTTCTTTACCTTTCTCACTAAGTGTCAATCTAAAGTCTTTATGCTTCTTCATTCTTCTGCTAAAAATAAAACCATCTTCTTCAAAAAATAATTCAATAGAAACGCAATAATTTATAAATTCTAATAGTTTTTCTTTAGCCACACCATAGCCAAGCGATAGCCCCCCTATTAGGGATGCTTTAGCCCCCCCATTTTCATTTTCAGCCATTGTTTCTACCAACATCCAAAATAACCCATACCCCTCCGCACCATACTTAACTCTTAATTCAAGTATTTTTTCATCATTCCTTGCATTATAATCGTGACTGAAATAATAGGTGTCTTTAGCCATTTTTTAACCAGTTGTTTATTAGGAATTGTACAGCATCTATACAAGTGGATTCACCTATTCTTACTGTATTACCTTCGGATGAAGAAATTATTAACCTCCCATTTGTATAAATAAATAATGATTTAATCCCGTTATTTTTAACTTTTAAAACATTAAACTCTTTATCGTTACCATACTCTTGTAAATGGTCGGTAATAGCTTTATGGCAATCTGAACATAATGTTTTATATACGTGATTAGGGTATTCCCACGCTTTTGTCTGATAAGTATTGTCGTAAGATTGGTGGTGTATATGTAGCTGTGTTTCAGTATCTAAGCAAATCTGACAAGTAAACTTATCTCTTTCAAGTATTTCAAGACGTTTTTTTTGCCACAAAGGGCTTTTAAGTTGGTCTGCGTAATTCATAAAATAAAAAAGTCCGTCCCCGACTGCGGCTAAACCCTTTTATAATGAATACCGAAACGGTAACATAAGGAGCAGCCGGGGACAAACCGTTATTTAAAATGAAATGATTTAAAATATGATAACATTAAAAAGGTATTTAGCTGATACAAACTTAGTAATAATTATTTAGAACTTCAAAATTTATTTTACTGGTGGCTGTAATATTGTGTAAAATTGAAATTCGTCCATTGGGAACATACTTTTTAAAAGCCCAAATTTTTCTGCTGGCGTAGTTCTTAATTCACCCTTACTGGTATATCTTGCTAATACACACAACGCCTCATCATCCTTTGGTAACGATGCTTCGCTTGTTATGGGTGTCCATAGGGTTTGGGGTGCAGGTATTAGTTCTTTAGGCTTACTTACTTTTTTTGGCAAACATTCGCCAATACATAATCCAAGTACACCGTCAAGTCTGCCGCCACATTTACCGCATCTTTCCCAGCTATCAGAGTTATCCACGTTGTTATTATTTAAAGGTTATTGTTTAGGTGGTGTGGAATAGTCGGTTTAACCAACTGCTTTACATCAATAATCATTGCGCTTATTAACTGATATTGTTCAGCAGGCAAATTAGACTTAGCCAGTTCAGCATGAATTTCATTTAGCAGTGGTATTATGGTATTTACCTTGTTATCCCTTTCGTCTGCCCTTGCAAGGTCGAGGGCGTAAGGCATCTCACTATATGGGAATCGTAATTTAATATCCTCCCATTGTTCAGGGGAATACATATGAAATTTAGCTTTTAAAATCGCTTCGTTGGTCATGTGTTATAGTTTTATTTTTGTTGAATATTAATTATTTCATCATAAGGTATAATCAATTCTTTACCATCGTCAAAAACAAAACGGATAAATAACGGGTTTAAACTCCACTTACCATAGCTTTTAATTTGATTCCATGTTGACCCTGACTTTACTCTTACTGAATACATAATATTTCTTTTATAGTGTTGTTATTCAATCCCTTCACTCTAACATATGATAGGGGTGTTATGTGGTCTTATGTGGAAGGCTGGAATAATATTCTTCATAAGTAGGAATATTGTAAATAGCCCTTTCTTCTGTTGTTGGCTCTCTATTTTTACCACATATACTACATTCCATATTCGTAAAAAATCTTGGGTGGGTGCTTGTTGGTTTGAAATCGTGTGCCGCATCATTTAAGCAATCAGCTTTTTCAGGTTCGTAATAAAACGAAATAGATGTTTCAAAGACAAAATATTTATCACACTCACCGCATTGCATTTCATGTTTAACGCCTTCTTCGTAGCCAAAGCCATCGTCATGGCAAACATCTAATTTTGCATCGCAGTAAGGACAGTTTAAATCGTAAGACATAGCTTATATTTTTTACTCGTTAATAATAATCTTCCCCTCCTACCATCAACCTTTTGCCACACTGGGAGGAGGGTTATAGTACTCCCAATAAGTTTTCAATTTCACTAACCAGCTTTCGTGTAATAGTTGGGTTACATTCTACATTATACCTGTACTGGATTTTTTCTAATAACTGCTTACACCTATTTAGTTTTTCTGCATCAGTTATTTTGCTATCCTGATAAAATTCTGGAAACGCTTTTTTTAATTTTTCACTCATAATTTTTACTTTTTCAATTAACCTGTAATGGGTAGGCAGGGTTCCAGACCTGCGTAAATTCCTTTCGGCGCATCACTCTTGCTTCTACCCATTAACAGATTAATATTGTGTTGTGATTAGCTGCATACCAAATTTTACTTTGTCAACGTTATTAACAGTGTAACCAAACAAGTTGGGTGTATTTTCTATACACTGAATCCAGCTACCTACGTACATTTCAAAGTTTCACAACACAATTACTTTAGTTGTTTAAGTTAAACAAGTTATATGCTCAATATTCTCACATCGTACCCAGCTAATATCATCAGGTTCGCCACCAGATATATTCATGTGCAATCCTACAAGCCGCTCCTGAAAATCTAAAGCTGCTATGTCATAAATATTGCCATCTGTGTATCGAGCTTTATCCCCTGAAAAGAAACTTTGGTTATCAAATTCTTGTTCTGTCATACCTTTTACTTTTTTTTCTCCTGCTGTAACACAAGGAGGAATGTTAGTTTAATTTTGGAAAAGTTATAGCACCGACAACTCCAACTAATCCTAAAAAGCAAATTAAAAACCTGTCAGGGGCATCCAGCTTTATATCATACGTAATCCAAATAACGCAACCGATATAAACGCAAAGCCAAATTATTACAGCATAAACTTTTTTCATACATTTCAATTTTATCCTCCTAACCTTGTGAGGGCTATCAACCAACACAAGGGAGAAGGGTATGTTTAAAAATGGCTGTCTTTCCAGCCTGTCACCCGTTAGATTATGCTCTCTGGACTTTATGGGTTAAGCCCTGATAACCGTAAGCATTTCGGCCTGCCTGCAATTCTCTGTTAATCTGTGGCAAGTTTTCTTTAATATTAACAGCTTGCTATAATTTTTACCCCATCTCTTAACTAAAAGGGGGAGGTGAATAATCAATCAAGTTTAAGGTTGTTTATAAAAAATATTTTTAGTACTGTGGGGTAGAGTTTCATTGTTTTTGGTTTTTAATTTTCTGATGTAGATGTTACAATTTTATAGTCAGTAGCTTCTAAATCTTTACCTGTCGGAGTAAACGGAGCAGGCCAATCACGAGTACAATAAGATAACCCATACTTGCTTTTTAAAATGTATTCACCATTAGATTTACTTACCATCATTTTATTTCCGTAATCTTTACCTTCTATTGGTTCGTCAAGTTGGCTTAATGCTTCGTTATATGTCATTGTTTTTGGTTTAGATTATGTATAGGGTTATTGCAGTTACCAGCGTGAACCATTGATGTACTACCATGAGTATCGTCAACGTAAACTACGTACTGGCACTCATTAACTACGGCAACAGAAAACCCGAATTTAATTTCTTTCCCAGTATCGTCTGTATTTTGTTTACACCCTGCTAACATAAAGCATACCGTTAAGATAATAAGAAGTTTTTTCATAAATTTTATTTTTTAATTTCAGAATAATACATACATCCAAACTTATTAAAGAAAGACATTGTTCCTTCTTTTGGGTCACCTTCCTTTGCTTTTGTGTTTACTGTATAGTTAGTTGTTGGTTGTTCAGGGGGCTTTACTTCTCCTGTTGTTTTATTGGCATCCTGTAATTTAACCTCTTTTTCAGCCGTCATTTTATTCCATACTTCAATAGGCACTCTTTTAAACTTAGGTCTCTTATCCGATGGAACATAGTTTTTTTTCTGCCAATGTGCTGAATTACACTTTTGGTTACAGTACTTTTTCTTTCTTCTACCTACTACATGGATTAGTTCTTTACCACATTTAGGATAGGCGCATTTATCACTCATAGGTATTAATTTATAAATAAGCTGTCTAAATAATCAAACATCGTTAGGTAGTTGTCATTATAAAGCAGTTGAACGAATTGTTTATTTTCTTTTTTGTACATCCCAAACATTTCGCTTTTGGTTAGCTTTGAATACTGCACATTTGCTATCCTATCGCATAGTTTAACGAATGTAGCTCCTGTGGTATTTCTTATTCCTTCGTAATACTTTTCATTAGCACGTTCTTTTCTGTTTTTACCCTTTTCGTTACTTACTGCATAAATTATATCCGCCACCACTTCGCCTAACTGCCGTTTACAATCATTATAAGAAACTCTACAATCTTCTATAAGGTCGTGACCATAACAAGCAAGTTGTATTTCTGCGGAAGCAAATTTTAGCCGATTAGTCACTTGTGGCAAAAACTGCACAGCCACTTGATGTACCATTCTTAAATGAAACTCGTAAGGTAAGTAAGTGTCGTAAAAGTGATTTGTTTTTCTGTGCTGCTCAATACACCATTGTATTTTTTCTTCCATTTTCTATAATTTAGATGCAAGGTATATCAAATAATTCAAACTTCCAAATTTATTAATCATTTATTAATTTATTTAGTAAGAATTTATTAATCATTTATACATTTCTACCTACCCTACCCTACAATTACCCTCCAATACCCCAAACCCTCCAACCCAATAACCTCCAAACCTCAACCCCCTATTCCCCCCCTCACAAGCCAATCTACCTTACCAATAGCCAATAAAACCCAGCCAATAGCCTCTAATAGCCTCACAATAGCATCCAAACCAATAACACCACAACCAATAACCACCACAACAACCACAATACCCACACTACAAGCTATTCCTATACACATATAAGCCCTTAATTACCTTTTAGGCTGTTACCCACTACAATTACATTACATAGGCTTAAAACGCCTTAAAATGAACCACACAACAAAATAGCTTTTACAGGTAAACTCAAAACCGAAACGGAAAACGAAAACAAGCACCCCACCCGTTCAAATATAAACCGTTTCACCTTACGAACCGATACCCGTCTAAGTAAGGGTTGAGTGTAAGAGAGCAAAGTTTCAGAGGTTATTTGTTATTTAGTGCTTTGAATATTGGAAATGGTTTATTACTTTTGGGTTTCTGTGTCACGACAGAAGGGAAAACAATAGGTTATTTGACTTTAATCAAAAATGGAGCGGACGGGAATCGAACCCGTATGAACAACTTGACGGGCTGCCACATTAGCCGTTATGCTACCGCCCCGACGAACTTAAAAAAGGTTATCTCAAAAAGGTAGCCTTTTTTATTATGGCTATAAGTGTTTGTTTTTTAGTAGTTGTAGCCAAAGCGGGTAAGTTTGGATAATTGAATTAAAGTAGTATATTTATGAAGAATTTGTTTATAAATTCACAATGAACATTGGGTAGGTTAACATTGGTATAACAAGGGATGCACTACCCGTTTGTTGTTTTAAAAACTATCATTTTATGGCTGATGAAAAGGCAACTGTTGATAGTGTATCGGAAGTGCCAGCCGATACTTTAGAAGATATACCTAACGAAATAATTGCCGCCTGCAATGCCATAGATACAATGGATAATATAGATACTGCAATGATGAGTAAGCAGGATGAAATCAGAAAAAAAAGAATAGTGAGAAGGGCATTAGCAATTATAGATAACCACATCGGATACCTGTATGATTGTGTATTCGATGATAAGGACAAGGACACCACCGAGTAACCAATAACTGAATTATATGGCTAACCACAAAGGCGCACAAAAAGGAGAATCCAAATCTAACTTAGCAAGAAAATACAGAGATAAATATGGGATGGGTATGCCAACATTAAAGTTGGCCCGTATTATGTATAAGGAAAATAATCTTTCCTTTACAAATATTGAACACGCAAGAGCAGTATTAAGGCAAATAGAAGGTAAGGCAAAAACAAGTAACGTTGCAGTAACACATCCAGCACCAGAAAGACCACGTAATCCGTACAACTTGCCAGCAAGTGACGAGAAGGAGTACCTGCCGTATAACATTACAGGGTATAAAAAGATAGCTGGTTTTTTCGATATTCACTGCCCATACCATTCTTTAGAATCTCTCACTTGTGCGATTAAGTATTGTAAAAAAGAAAAAGTTGATTTGTTATTATTAGGTGGAGATTTTTGGGATTTTTATGGATTAAGTAGATTTTTAAAAGACCCTAAGAAAAGAAAAATAGGGCATGAGATAAATACAGGTGTTGAAATATTAAATATCCTACAAAAGGAATTGAAGTGTAAAATAATTTATCTTTTCGGTAATCACTGCCAACGACTACAACATTTTTTATGGCAGAAGTGGGGAGAGTTAGACCAATTAACTGACCTGCAAGAACTTCAAGAAATAACACTTGAAAATATAGTAAGAAGGCGTTCTCCTAATTTGGATATTGAATTTGTAGGGGATAAAAGAATTATAAAAGCTAATGACCTTAATATTGTACATGGACACGAATTTGCTTCAAGCATTATGTCACCAGTAAACATTGCAAGGGGCTTGTACCTTAGGGCAAAAGCAAATACAATATGTGGGCATCATCATAGAAGTTCCGAGCATACTGAAATGAATATTAATGGTAAGATAGTTACCACATGGAGCATAGGATGTTTAGCAGAACTTCATCCTGAATATATGCCAATCAATAGTTGGAATCACGGCTTCTGTATAATAGAACTTGATAACGATAAAGAATCATTCAGGGTACATAACAAAAGAATTTATAAAGGAGAAGTACTATAATGCCAAAGAAAATGTCAGCTAAGAAAAGCCAACAGCCTGTTGTCCAAAAGGTATGCAACTATCATGGCTGTAAAAAACAATCCATTGGTAGTATATCAAGTGATATTGATTTAGCAGGGCTTGCCTATTGTAATAAACATAAGTCAGATATTAAGTCTGCTTACCTATGGTTAACATTAGGTATTGAAGAATTAGCACATAAAGCAATGGGCATTAATCCAAAAAAGAAGTAACTTTATAGCAACAGTGTTTTATTCATACAGTTTAGTTAGTTTTGGTAACACGGGGAGCATTTATATGCTCCCTTCGTTGTTTTTTATAATTTAATGCAACAATGTTGCAAAGATAAATTTGCATAGTTATCAGAAATGATATTATCTTTGAGTTCAAATCTGAAAATATGGCATCAAAAAAATACACGATAGTTGAAGTTGCTTTACTTGCAACTGCTTTCGGTAAGTCCACACAAACAATAAATAGATGGATTAAAGCAAAGAATGATATTCTTACCAGCGAAAAAGCAAAAGCAGCATTATTAAAATTTAAAAAATAATCTTTCCATGCTATCAAAAGACGGAGTACAAAAGAACGTAGGAGATAAAGTATGGGTTGTAGGCTTTGAGCCAAATAGCAAAGACACCTTCTATAAGCCCATAAAAAAAGAACTTAAACCATCTTATATTAACTTCTATGCAGATTTTCAAAACTGTGTGGAGTATTGTAAAACCTTAAATAAAAAATAAATGACCACCCCTTTAAGTTTAGAACAAAGAATACTAATAGCAGCAGAGTATAATGCTGATAGGGTAGAGGTTATTAAGGAACTGATGAGAGAAGATGCTAAAAATTTTCATAAATGGTGTCATGGTAAAGTGTTTATTTTTCAAAGGCAAGTTGCCACATACGATAAAATGTACGAGTTCTATCTACAATCAAACAAACAAGTAAAACCTTAATTAAATACAATGGATAAGGAACTACCAATAAAATTATCACAAGAGGTAAGTGAATTTATGGAAGCAAACAGGAGTTGTATGTACGATGCTATTGATGGTAATAACTGTTACTTCATTCCTATTTGGTTTGAGAAAGTAGGGGAGAACCTGTATAAGCAACACTACCTTAATAATCTGCCAACACAATTAGCTAACCGTATAAAAGAAGAAAGAAATGGATAACAAGACACCCGATAACTTTTGGAACGATGAACTTGTAAAAGAGTTTGTTGAAGGAGCTATAAGAGTTCAAGATTCTATGCCTCACGAAGTAAGTTTAGATTTAGGAATACTTCATTTTAAAAAATCAAAGGAGCATAAAGTAGAGGAGAAAAGAGCAGAGATTTTAGATTTTAGAAAGATGCCAGATAATAAGGTAGAATTACATTCTATGTATTGCTTTGCTTTAAGAGGGTTTATCCCACAAGAAAAATACGAAGCAGTAAAGCAAGCCATTGAAAGAGAGTTAAACAATGATACAGTAGTAGAGGATAAGATAGTATTTGATGGGGAAAGAGTAAATAAATATTTGATTGATGAATTTGGGCAAACGGGTAAAACCGAACCATTAAGATTTTATTCCCAAAAAAGATATTCTCAAAGTGAAGTAGATGCTATACGTAAAGAAGCGTTTGAAGCAGGCAGAGGTAGGTACGTAAATCAATCAAATGGAGAAACATTGTACGATTACCCAACAATACAAGATTACATATCATCATCAAAACAACCCAACAACGAACCCTTATCAGATAGCATACCTACTTTAGAAAGACAGGAGGATAAATGTGATTGTAAAGCAGGAGAACCATATAATAGTTTATGCTGCCCTGTTCATGGTAATCTGCCTCCCTTTACGCCAAAAACCACACCACAGGAAAGTAAACAAGATAGTAAGGGGTATTAAAAGCAAAAAAAATGACCGAATTACAAATTCTTAATAAAGAAAAGGAATTAATAGCTCTTAAAAAGAAAGCATATAGAACAGCACATCAGCAAAGGTATAGAGTTAACCCAGTAGCGCACTATCACGAAGCGATGTTAGACTATCAACGTCAGATAGATGAATTAAGGCCAGAGTATGCAACAGACCCTCTTTATAAATGGGTTGATATACCAAGTTTAATTGGGTTATATAAAGCAAATATGGCTGGCGAAATTTATAGTATTCGTAGGTTTAAAAAACTAAAACTGCAAAGTAGGGCAGATGGGTATTCGGTTATATCTATTAATGGTAAAGGTCGTAAAGCTAAAGTACATAGATTAATAGCTGAAACGTTTCTTCCAAACCCTGAAAATAAGCCACAGGTAAACCATCTTGATTTTAACAGAAAGAACAATAGGGTAGATAATTTATCATGGGCTACATCTAAAGAAGACGCAGAGCATAAGGTCGCTAACAATAGGCAGGCAAAAGGTAGCAGCTTCCCTAATAGGAAGGGAGTTTTATTAAAAAAACACAACTCACTAAACAAAGAACATAAAATATAAAACTAAATAAATATGGAGTTCAAATCAATAACCCGCTCTTTAACCTTTCAGGTGGTGCAGCCAGACGGATTAAATATGTGGGATAAGTTAGGTTCAGAAATGTCAATTAACTTAGGTGACGACCCAAAAGAAGGGTATAGGATGATGGAAAAGTTAATGATTGAAGCGCATAAAGAGAAGTTCCCTTCATCAGTAATAGTAGCTGACAATGAACCTATACCAGAAGAACAGGTAAAGAAAACACCATTACAATCAATGATAGAAGCAATAACTACCTGTACAGAGGTAAGCACTCTTAAAACATTTGAGAAACTGGCTAAGTCTAAACCTGAATTTCAAAAGGCTTATGATGAAACAATGATTGAATTAACCAATAAACGGTAATAACATGGAACTGGGAGGTAAATTCACAAAAGTAATAAGCGAAAACATGAATGCTGCCTATAACATGGGAGTAAGCCAATCTATAGATGTTATTCAGGACATGATAGCACGTTTAAAAGAAGGTAAGCCAGAAGATAATTTACATCATGTAATTGTTCTTGATGCAGCAATTACACTACTAATAAATTTAAAAAAATGACATACATAAACTGGGATAGCTTTAAGTGCCGTTGTTCAGCTATTAATAAACTACTTACTAATGGTGCTGCTGGACGACAAATAACCGAAAACCAGTCGGTAGAACTAAAAAAACTTGAAGAAAAAGAGAAGCGTACACCAGTACAGGAGGCAGAAATGCTCCGATTACAGCAATTAAAGGCAAATTCAGGCAAGGTAGTATTGGGAGATACAGCTATTGAGTACCTTATGGAAGTGTATGCAATGGAAACAGAGGGTATGATTTCGCTAAACAGGGAATCTCTTGATGTAATGCCAATAAGGAAAGGTAAGATAGGCGAAAAGGAAGCAGGCTTACTGCTTTCAGTAGTTGATGGCGAAATGTACCAATCTCATAAAGAGCGTATCTTTAACGATTATCTGTCAGGAGAAATAGATTTTTACTTAGGAGATAGCATTTATGCCGCAAAAAACATTACAGACATCAAAAATTCATTCGATTACCCTACTTACCTCAAAAAACTGCATACAGGGCTTGAAAACGGGCAAACAGAGCAACTTCAAGGCTACGGGGATATAAGTACCGCACCTGAACTATACATCGCTAATTGCCTCGTTTCCTTCACTCCTGACATGATAGAGGACATGAAGTGGAAAATAATGAGAAAAACAGGTGTAGTAACAGAGGAAAGCCCCGATTTCAAAGAATTATGGGCAACCTTCCAAAAAAGTATGCTTTTTGACCACATGAACCCAAATTTAAGAGTGAACAAGATTAAAATCGAACCATTTACCGACTTTGAAAGGCAAAAAATATACGACAGGGTAAAATATTCAAGAGATTTTCTCTATAAATTCCACGAAGAAAGAAAAAAAGTAGAGTTATTGTAGCTATATACCATAGGTTTAGCTATCTTTGCGTATGAAAAAACGCATATTTACTCATTTCGGGATACCAGTTCCTCCGTGGAAAGAAGAAAAATTAGGTTCAG